AATTATAGACGATTCTCCACAAAGATACGAAATGTTTATGTTAGCGGATCGTTGGGGAAACCAAACAACTGATTCTAAATCAACAGTTAATGATGCTTTTGGTCGACAAAGAGTCTCTTCACCATTTACGCTTTTCGATTCGCAACATAGATATTCTCTTAATGGCAAATTCTCTTCTTATGCTTCTTCCGGATCCGGTGCAACTGGATTTACTGGTGCAACAGGAATTGGGACATCTTATATTGGTCATCTACCGAACGAATCTGTTGCAACTATGAATATTGGAACAGGATCAGGTCATTATCTTATAAGAGAATCCAAAAATATTTTTCCTTATCAACCAGGAAAATCATTATTGATTTTAGAATCATTTGCTTTAAATATTCAGAAAACGAATTTAAGACAAAGAATTGGATATTTTGGACACCAAAATGGTGTTTATTTTGAGAATGATGGTGTCAATAATTACTTTGTTCTAAGATCATATTCTGGCGGTGGAGGTGGCGCCACCGGACCTGTAGGAACGGTTGTAGAAAACAGAGTAGCGCAAGCAGATTGGAATGTAGATACATTTGATGGGAACGGCGATTCTTTAAGAAATCTAGATATCACCAAAGGAAATATCTTGTTTATCGATATTGAGTGGCTGGGTGTTGGAGATGTGAGGGTTGGATTTGTTGTTGATGGTACAATGAGAGTCGCACACATTTTCCATAATGAAAATGTAAACGCATCTACTTATATGACAACAGCCTGTTTACCATTAAGATTTGAAATAGAAAATACAGGAGTAACTGCTTCTTCTTCAACTTTGAAGCAAATTTGTACTTCCACAGTTTCTGAAGGCGGATATGATTTGAAGGGAACATCATATTCTGCGTCAAGAGGAGTTGTTGGTTACCAAACTCTCAATGGAACTGGAACACCAACACCGACTTTATCTATCAGATTAAATTCTTCATATCTAGATCAGATTGCAATATTAAGTGAATTATCAGTTCTATTAGATTCTAATACAAACTTACAATATAAATTGTTGTTGAATGCAACAATAAATCCAACAAATTGGGTTACATCTGCTTCAGGTAGAATAGATTATAATATCGATGCAACTACAGTTAGTGGTGGAACTGAGATATTATCTGGTTTCTTAGCTACTCATTCAACAATTTCATTGCAATCAACATCTATTCAATTAGGAAGAACAGTAGTAGATACTTCTAAATCTATAACAGGAGTATCTGATGTACTCACACTAGCATTAACTTCTTTTGGTAATAATACAAAAGTTGCCACTCTATTGGGATGGTCTGAATTAATTTAACATGACTACATTTAATTTCGCCACAACTTCAGATATTATATCTAATTCATCTATATTCATACCAACACATAATTTGGTAACAGGTGACATTGCAAGATATCAGAACGGTTCAGATCCCACTCCATATAATATTGGATTAACAGATGGATCCGAATATTATGTTGTGGTGAAAACTCCAGATACAATCTATCTGACATCTAGTATTGATAGCATTAAATTTTTTCTAAGTTCTTTCGAAGATCTAATTCAGATCGATGAAGATACTATCTATGTAGACACTCATAATTTTTCTACTGGTGATAGAGTTATCTATTCTTCTAATGGAGGAACTGATATTGGTGGATTAGTATCCTGGCAAACTTATTATGTAATCAGAGTAGATGAGAACCGGATTAAATTATCTAATTCTGATCTAAATGCTTCTCTTGGAATATCAGTTAATATTACAGATTTAGGTCAAGGATATTCTCATCTTCTATTTAAATTTATAGATTTAACTTCATATCCTCTTCCAGCACAAACACATTCTTTAGAATACAATTTTATAGAGATTGGTGGTGGAATAATAGGATCGACAGGATTCTTAGGTTCAACAGGATTCATCGGTTCAACAGGATTCATCGGTTCAACTGGATTCATCGGTTCAACTGGATTAACTGGTGCCACAGGTCAAGGTGCAACAGGACAATTTGGTTCAACAGGATTAACTGGTGCCACAGGTCCAACTGGTGGTTCTGATACACAAATTCTCTATAATTCAGGTGGAACAACAGCAGGTTCCGCAAATCTAACTTTTGATGGAACCAGAGTTACTGCTGCTGCTTTAACAGTTGATACTAACACATTATATGTTGATTCAGCAAATGATAGGGTTGGTATTGGAACGTCGAGTCCAGGTGCAAAACTTCACATACTGGGTGCTGGTCAGACCACAGCAGCCATGTCCACTTCTGCTGGTCAGGGCGGTTCTATTCAAGTGCAAGACAGCGGTGCCGCTGGTGGCAATGGCGGCGCAGTTGTTTTTGGAGCCAATCAGGGCTTTTTTGCTGCATTCAAGGGGTTGCTCACAAGCGGCAGCACAAACACTACAGGTGATCTGGCATTTAGTACTCGTGCTGCTGTTGGAGACGCCAGCTTAACTGAGCGGATGCGTTTCCTCTCAACTGGTGAAGTTGGCATTGGAACGGCGAGCCCATCGAGTCTGTTGCATGTGTACAAATCCACATCACCTGATGTGTACGTTAAAATTGAACACTCAAGCACTAATCCGGCCTATCTGCTGTTTACAACCAGTCAAGGCGCTGCTGCTATCGGCATGGGGAACTATTCAGGAACTGGGTTTACCAACAATTTGCAGTTGGTGTGTAATGGTGGAATTCACTTGAATCCCAGCGGCACTGGCAACGTGGGCATTGGAACAAATAATCCAGCAACTCCGTTGCATGTTGTTGGTCAGGTGTCTAACGAAGTTGCTAGATTCCAGGGCAGGACGGACGCTAGCAATAATCGAAATTTTATCTCTCTGTACACAACTAATCCTGCTTATTGGTGGGAATTTTCTAACCAAGACGCAAGCGGAACTGGGTCTACAAATGGATTAGCATTCTTAGAAAGATCCAATGCGGCGGCGGTGAATCGGGTGTATTTTGCATCTGGTGGTAACGTGGGTATTGGAACCTTAAATCCTGGTCATCAATTAGAAGTCTACGGAGCTAATCAAACTACTGCTGCTATTACGAATAGTGGCGATAAAGGTGGTTCGATTATGCTGTTTGACAGTGGTGCTGCTGGTGGAAACGGTGGCTCTGTTCTTTTCTCGGCAGCCAATGGTACTGGTAATTTTGCATTTGCAGCTATTAAAGGACTACTCACAAACGGAACTGGGCCTGTTGGAGATTTGGCGTTCAGTACCCGTGCTGCTACTGGGGACACTGCCTTAACAGAGCGCATGCGTATCCTCTGGACTGGTGATATAGGTATCGGGACTGCTAGTCCAAAATCTAGATTTGAATGTGTATCCGGATCTAGTGCTCCCGGAATATACACAACTAGTTACGGGTCTTCAGATGTTAGAGCTGGTATGATTGGATTTGCTGCAAGAGGCACGATTAGTTCTCCCACTGCAACTCAATCTGGTGATAGAACTATGGCCTTAATTGGTAGTAGTTATGGTGGCACAACTGCGAATAATCAAACAGAATCTGCTAGAGGATCTTATATTACATTTGATACTACTGCAACTGGTGCTACTAGTCGATCAGAGCGTATGCGTATCGATGCTAACGGCAACGTGGGTATTGGCACGGCGAGTCCAGCTAATAAATTCACGGTATTAACTAGTGGTACACTCAACACTGGTGGCGATACTATCGACGTGGGAGCCACTGTTGTAGGTCCAAATTATGCTTTCGGAATTGGTGGTAATGCTGCTATTTTCAACGTGCATTCAAACTCTACCTTAGGTGCAGATGTGGGAGCCACGATTGGACTTGGTGGTAGATACACCGGAACAAGTTTTGCTCAATTTGCTATTATCAAGGGTGCAAAAGAAAATGCAACCGATGGAAATTATGCGACTTATTTGGCCTTTGGTACTCGTGCAAACGGTGGAAATATCACCGAAAGAATGCGTATCAACTCTGACGGATACGTTTTGATTGGTTATTCGTCATCGAATGGCGCCTATAATCTTCAAGTTAACAGTCAAATCTTCGCTACCAATGCAACTATTGCTACGTCAGATGGCCGATACAAGCAGAATATTGTTCCATTGCAATCTGGATTGGATCTAGTTGGTAAACTAAACCCTGTCACTTTTGATTGGAAGAAACATGATATTCACAATTTCCATCAAGGCACTCAGGTTGGTTTTATCGCCCAGGAAGTTAAAGAAGTCCTTGCGGACACTCTGTACTCAGAAACGGTTATCAAGCGCAACGAGTTAAATCGAGAAGACGGATCGGTCGAAGAATTCTACGGCATGGCCGATGTCAAGTTGATTCCTTTACTAGTCAAAGCTGTTCAAGAACTTTCCGAACAAAACAAACAACTCGCAGAAGAGATAAATAAATTGAAAGGATAAAATATATGAACTCAGAATATGTATGGAATTTTGTTGGAATCAAAGTGAAACCAGTGGCAGAATCACTCGAAAATGTAGTGGTTTCTTATGAATGGAGAAGAGGATTGCAAGACGGTGAACATTATGTTGATGTTTATGGATCACTATCTTTAGAAAGTCCGGATCCAGATAATTTCACAGATTTCGACAATCTAACCAAACAAGATTTCATCAACTGGACTGTCGCTGCTCTAACGCAAGAAACAGTCGATAATTATGATGCATCATTGGCAGCTCAGATGGAAATGATTAAAAATCCACCAGTTGTCACAAAACCAGCACCGTGGACTTCATAAAATGTGATTTAGATGATAGACGATAAGTTAAATCAAATATTCGATATAGAACCTACACAAAAACAAGAATTAGTTGTACAGGAAGAGACTAATCAAGATATCGAAAAGGTCAAGAAGATACATCATGAATTACTTGATAAATCTCAAGATGCTTTAGATAATCTTCTTGAATTCGCCAAAGCTTCTGAATCTCCAAGAGCATACGAAGTTGTTTCTAATTTAATCAAGACAACGGCTGATGTAGCTAAATCGCTCGCAGATATCACTATAAAAGAGACGAAATCTAAACCTGAGGTCCAGAATAATACTCAAAATAATCTATTCATAGGATCGACAGCAGAATTACAAAAATTTTTGAAAGGTAATAAAGAATAGTAATGAGTGATAGAACTTATTATCTAAATCCAAAAATAAAAAGAACTAATCTATCTGAAAATTACACTCCAGAACAAATTAGTGAATATGTTAAATGTTCTTCTGATCCAATCTATTTTATCGAAAATTATGTTAAAATTATTTCTCTCGATAAAGGATTGATACCTCTTACACTAAGAGAATATCAGAAAGAATTAATTCTATCTCTTTGGACAAATAGATTCTCGATTATATTGGCAGCTAGACAAGCAGCTAAGACTACAACTGTAGCTGCATTTCTACTTTGGTATGCAATTTTCAACAGCGATAAGACTGTTGCTATTCTGGCAAATAAAGCAGCTACAGCGAGAGAAATTCTATCTAGAATAACACTTGCGCTCGAGAATCTTCCATTTTTTCTCCAACCAGGAGTCGATGTCCTTAATAAAGGATCTCTAGAATTCGGAAACAATTCTCAAATTTTTACTGCCGCAACATCGACTGATTCCATAAGAGGCAGATCTCCAAATTGTGTTACTGGTGACACGAAAATAAGATTATATGATGAATTGACTGATGAATTTTTTCTCATTCCGATTTCAGAGTGTGTAGATTTGATATCAGATTCAACCAGAAAATTCAAAGTCTTGACTCAACTAGGATTTCGTGATTTTGATGGTATTATATCTAGAGGAATTGTTTCTGATTTGATTAAGATTTCTTTGGATACAGGTGAATTCTTAAAGTGTACACCGGATCATAGAATTATGTTGGATACTGGAGAATTTATCGAAGCACAATATTTAAAATCGGGCGATTCGATTTATCCAAACAAAGGAGTAATTTCTATTGAGAATGTTCCTGATGAAGAAGTGTACGATCTATTGAATGTAGAAGAAACTAATTCATATATTACAAATGGAATTGTTTCACATAATTGTGTGTATTGTGACGAGTATGGATTCATCGATAATGCAGAAGAATTCTTTAAATCGACGTTCCCGACAATTTCGTCAGGAACTGATTCTAAATTCATAGTAACTTCGACACCTAATGGAATGAATCATTATTATAAGTTATGGAAAGATGCTGAAGAAAACAGAAGCGAATTTGTTCCATACGAAATTACATGGGATATGGTTCCTGGTAGAGACGAAAATTGGAAAAAAACACAATTAGAAATTCTTGGAGACTATGGTTTTCGACAGGAATATGGAAACGAATTCCTAGGCTCTTCTAACACACTAATATCAGGACACAAATTACAATCTCTTACTTGGGAAGTCCCTATTAAACAGACTGATTCATTAGTCGTTCTGGAAAAATCTTTACAAAATCATAATTATGTTGTAACTGTCGACTCATCAAGAGGAGTAGAAAATGATTACTCTGTTGCTGTTGTGATAGATACAACCACTATTCCTTACAAGATTGTTGCAAGATTTAAAGATAATACCACAAGACCAATAATGCTTCCGAATATTATCGTTGATCTTGCTAAAAGTTATAATAACGCATTCCTTCTAATTGAAAGAAATACTGTCGGCCAAACTGTTGCGGAATCTTGTTATTGGGATTTAGAATATGAAAATATATTCACCACAATTACAGGGAAACGTGGACAAGAACTTAGGAATTCTTTCACCAAATCGAATAAAATTGGTGTCGAGATGACAACTGGTGTTAAAAGATTAGGTGCTTCGATTCTTAAAACACTTATCGAGGAAGATAGATTAATTAATTTTACTGAAGATATGGTTCAAGAATTATATTCTTTCATCAATAAATCTGGATCTTGGTCTGGTGAATCTGGAAAACATGACGATCTAGTCATGGCTTTGTTGTTATTTTCTTGGGCAACGAACGAATCTTTCTTTAAAGAAATTACTAATTCCGATCTCAGAAGATCTTTTTTAGAAAAGCAAGAGAATATTGAAGAAGAGATTTACTCTTTTGCAGGAATAACAGACGGTAATGAATCAGAATACACAGATAATTCTTGGTTACTGTAATCTCAAGATTTCTGTTTTTATAAATATAATTAGAATTCCATATTCGAAAGAATAATTTAACTCTAATTAGGAGAAACATAATGGCTATTAATTTATCGCCAGGAGTGAATGTATCTGAGATCGATTTGACAACTACAGTACCTGGAGTTGCAACATCAATCGGTGCAATTGCTGGTGCTTTTCAGTGGGGACCAGTTCTAGAAGTTAGAACTATTTCTTCAGAAGTAGAACTAGTAGATACATTCAACAAACCAAATAACGACGTTGCTGACACTTTCTTTTCAGCAGCAAATTTTTTAAGCTACTCAAATGCACTACGAGTAGTTAGAAATGTAGGATCCGCAGCTAGAAATGCAACTAATGGTGCTTCAGGTATCTCTGGTTTAACTATTGTTACTGCTGGTGTTTCTAATGCTATGGCCCCAGGAACATTTGCATTAACATTCACAGGTGGTGGTGGAACTGGTGCACAAGGCACAGCAACACTTGCATATGGTGCGACTGGTGTTCTTGTTAGTGCAGTATCTCTAACAGATGCTGGAACAGGATATTCCACAACGCCAACAGTAACTGTTACAGGTGCTACAGGATTCACCACAGTACCAGTAATCACAGCTTCAACTGCAAATACTATCTTAATTAAAAATGAAGAGGATTATCAACAGAATTATATTTCTGGTGTTGATTCGGCTGCTGGAACATGGACCTCAAAGTATCCAGGTGTGTTAGGTAACTCGCTCAAAGTGTCTATTTGTGACTCAACAGGATTCACTGGTTGGACTTACGCATCATCTTTTGGTATTGCGCCAGGAACTTCTACATATGCATCCCAAAATGGTGGATCGCTTGATGAGTTACATATTATCGTTATCGATGAAGACGGTAAATTTACAGGAACACAAAATTCTGTATTAGAGAAATTCGAATTTGTTTCGAAAGCTTCTGATGCTAAGACGGAATCTGGCGAGTCGAATTATTACGCAAATGTAATTAATAATAGATCCAGATATATTTGGTGGACCAATCATCCAAGAACTACAACAGATTGGGGTACAACTGCTTCTTCTGCTGGCGCTTATGATGCCGTACCAGGCGGAGCGATCACTTCTTCGTTAACTGCCGGAGT